TAAAAATAAAACGCAATGGAGATTAAATCTTGTCTCCCTCGATTATAATTGGATTTATGGAATTTTCTTACAAACTAATGTATTCAAATTTTTGGGTATTTTAGAATTATTGTTTGAACCATTTTATTCAATTGTGATTTTGAGATTAAAGAGTTATTTATGTGATAGAAATCATTTTGACTAGAATTCAAAAAGAATCCAGGAGTTCTCCTGTTAAGAACATTTAAGAATATCAGCCCTTTTGAAATTGTTAGTAAATATGGGTATTGGCGAAATGATATTTCTTTTATTACCATGAAACTTGTTGACGAAAAATGCTTTCAGATGTTTGCCCTTTGTGATGTGCCACTTGAACGCCAGCTTTAATTAGCGAGCGCGTGATGATTGTGCGTATTGTTGTCTTAGGGGAATGTTGCCTGTGTGTTTTGTCGGTACAGGGTGTGCTGGAAGTGTTGAATCTATGATCTATACGGATTCTTTATCTCTCAGTTAGAGCGTTTACGTTCCACGGTCATGCGTGGAAGGAACATGGCAGTCCCCCTGCAGGTATTCTCAAACCGACGCCCGGATCTTATGGCTTTGTTTACACGAAAATTTGTTATTGAAAATAAGAAAAACGACCTTGGCTTTCAACCTGCTTATGCTACAATTAATGTTAAATTGACGAAGAACATTCGTTCTGACCTTTCGCGCGGTCATTGCGAAGTAGTTGACCATGCATCCTATTTCTTTATGCATGGTTATGTGCCTTTTACGCGAGAACGTGTTATTCGTGCTCAGAAAACTCGAGCAATTCAAAAGAAGAAGAAGAAGAAGAGTGTTGTGCCCCTTGTTCGTGCAGAAGACTGGTTTGAACTTGATCAGTTTGGTCCTTTTGAACGTAGAGTTGTTTGTGATGAATTGGTTGATGAATTATCTGCAACACGTCGGAAGAAATTGCGTGATCGCATTCATGCAATTTTCAATCTTCATCATAATGGTGGTCATACTTCGGTGTTGGCGCTTCAGGACGTTTCTGAATGTGATGAGGCTTATGCCTCTGAATGTGACGAAGTGGTTTCTGATTATGATTTTGATCACTCTTCCGAATTGTTGCGGGCTGGTATAGAACCCAACCCAGGACCAACTGACCCTATTGATATCCCTAGAAGTCGTAAAGTTGAAGCTGCAAAAAATGCTGGTCTTTTCCATCAGCAAAATTTTATGTGTGCTTTGAATGAATTGGTCCAGAAAAACAATGCTACCCTTTCTATTTCTACTACTCGTCTTGATGGCACTCCAGATCATGATCCTAAATTTTCTGCTACTGTTGTTGTTACTTTTCCTCGTTGCACTTTATCTGTTTCTTTTTCTGCCTCTGCTGTTGAAGGAAAACAAGTTCTTGCTCGAGAAGTTGCTGCTCGGCGGTGTTTAGAATTTGTTTGTTGTGATGATGATTTATATCTACGAGTTCTCCCTTCTTCACATTGGATCCGTGATCTTCTTCGAGAAAATGTTGAATCTAATCCTGGACCCACTGTCCATTCCACTTTGCGTATGCGTATTAACGACCCTAGCATGCGCAATTTTGAAAGAGCCTTTGCAGAAATGAAAATGCTGGATAATTTTGGGAAAAGCATTGATGAAATCAAGAATTTGAACGGAACGCTTAATCAACTTTCTCGTACTGTAGATGGTCTTTTACCTTTGTTGTCTTCAACTGTTACTAATACCACTTGTGCCCTACTTGAAATTAAGGATGATATAATTAAATTTGGTTTGATCTTTATTTTGTTGCAAGGATTGTTTTTGATTGGAGCTAAACGAGTGGCTATCTGTGGTTGCTTGATTGTGCTTGGCCGAATATTGAAATTTGATGAATATTTAATGTCATTGTTTGATAAGTTGTGTGATCAGTTTAAAAATCCCGTTGTTCAAATGGAATTAGAAGATGCCTTGTATTCAGATCATTTTAGTATCATTGGGAAAATCATTTTTGGTTGTATGGCTTTTTTGTGCATTAAGCAGATTCCTGGTAAACAAGATTGGGATAATTATATTGTACGTCTTGCAAAGATTCCACAAGCAGCAGCTGGTGGTAAGAAAATTTGGGAAACTTGTTCGGAATATTTCACTATAGCTTTAGATAATGTTAAAATGATGTGTTTAGGTAAGAATTCTAAAAATTTTTCTGTAACAACAGCTTATGTACAAGAAATTAAAGATTGGATGCAAGAAGTTAGTGATTGTACGCAATTAGATGAACGTAAGAAAGTAAACCATGATGAAGCTTTTGCCAAACGTGTGAGTGATTTGTATGTTAAAGGTCAAATTTTTTCCCATGATACAACTCTTCCCCCCCGTCTTTCTCGTGCTGTTCAAAACACTTTAATGCCTGCCTATCGTCTGTATCAATATGTTGAAACCGCTCCGTCTTGTGGTGCTGGACCAAAAATGCGTCCTGTGAGTCTGTGGTTGCATGGTGATTCTCAAATTGGAAAATCTACTGTCGTGTGGGCTGTTTGTGCTGATCTGTTGGTTAAAATGGGCCATTCTGATTTTAAACATAGAATTTATGCGCGTCAACCTGAAACCGAATATTGGGATGGATATGTGGAACAACCAATAATTGTTTATGATGATGCTTTTGCTTTGCGTGATGATAAATTGAAACCTAATCCTGAAGTGCATGAAGTGATTCGTGCTCAAAATAATTTTCCTCAACATGTTCATATGGCTGCTTTGCAAGATAAGAATACGTATAATAAAGCGCAAGTTTTAATCTATACTTCGAATGAACCAAACGTCACTCTAGAATCTATTACATTTAAAGATGCTTTTCATAATCGTATGAATGATAATTGTTATCGCGTTACTTTAAAAGATGAATTTGCTAAGGTAATTCAACAGCCAGATGGTGGGAAGAAAATTCAAATTTTGGATCAATCAAAAATTATTTCTGGCATTTCTACAGATATTTATATTTTCCAAAAACAAATTAATGATAAAGGTGTGTTTATTGATGTGGGAGATCCCATTTCATATAATGTGTTGCGTACAAGATTAGTTAAAGAATGGCGTGTTAAGAAGAATTCTTTTGCAAACCATATGGATTTTTTGAATAATAGGATGGCAACTGATTGGGAAGAAGTGAACCATGAAGAAGTAGCTGATGTGCAAATGCGTTGGTCCGATTTACTCTCTCCAAAGACTGAATCTGAACCAGAAGAATTTGTGGATTGCATTGATTCTGTTGATTTTGTGAAAACAAAAATAGCGGAATTGAGAAATGCAGGAAAAGATCCTATGGAAGTTCGTGAATGGTTTGCACAATCAGATGAAATGTGGAACATGTGGCAAAATTACATTAAGGCTAATCAACCTCCCAATAAATATAAGAAAATGTTTGAAGAGTCTATTTCTGTGTGTTCTGATTATTTAAATAGGTTTGGTGAAGCATGTAAAAAATTAATAATAGATAACCCCATAATTAGTTTATTGACTCTGTTTGGCTCTGCTGTAGCTGTAGGTGCAATTGCGTATTCTTTTCTTAAGAGTGATGATGATGATGAGGTTGAATTGGCTCACTCTGGTAATACTGTAGTCCCACGTGTTAAAGGTAATAATGTTGAATTAGCTCATTCAGGTTCATCTCAAATTTCAGTGTTGCCACGTGCGAATGTTCAATTTTCTCGTCAAAAATTAGTTAATAGTGCTATGGAATTAATCACGCGCGCTGAAGTTGAAGGTTGTTCTGATCCGAATGCTCATGAAATAGTTTCTGGTAAGGTTAGGAAGAATTCTTTTAGATTAACTGTTAGTAATATGTCTGGTAACGTAACTTTTGTGAAAGGTAAGATTTTTGTGATGCCTTATCATTTCTTAGTCATGATGTTTGCTGCGGGTGTTGCTGCTGATGAAGTGATTTATCTTTCACAAGACGAAAATAGTAGAATCATATCTTTTCCTTTTAAACATTTAGTGGATTTTCATGGCACGTCTTTTAAGCTTACGGAAAATGTTGTTCAATATAATAGACATGGGAATGAAAGTGATTTAGTTTTCGTTAATTTACATAAGATGCAAAGTTATCCAATGTGTGATATTTCTCAATTGTTTATAACAAGGAACCAACAATCCTTGTTATCTAAAGGATCCTATTCTGGTGCTTTTTTAACGTATGATCATGATAGAAAAGGAAATGAAGAACGATTGTGGAGATGTTATAAATGGTTTGGGAATATAAATAGCCATGATTCTGCCCTTGAGTTGGATTACCCCAAAAGTCTTTCTTTGTCCCCGCTTAAAATTAGAAATTTTTATAAGTATGAAGGTGTGAGTGTGCCAGGTGATTGTGGATCCGTTTTAGCTGTATACAATAATCAAATAGATAGAAAATTAATTGGCATGCATAATGCTGGACGTGGAGGTGTAGGATATGCTGTGCCATTAACGTGCGAAGGAATTGAAGAACATTGTGCTAAATTTCGTGTTGAAGCTCAATTTTGTTTAGAGCTGCCTGATGATGTTAATCCAAATGAAAGTGTTGTACTCCCTGCTGGAAATTTTGTTGCTATGGGTAAAAGTTCAATTAAAGTTGGTCAAGCGACTAAAACAGTTTTGCGTGAATCTAGGTTGCATGGACATCTTTTGCCTGTAGTTAAAAAACCTGCTAAGTTAATTCCTTTTATGAATGAAGGTGAATTGTATGATCCATTGATGGAAGGATTGAAAAAATGTGGTCAGAATTGTCCTATTCTTGATAATGATGTATTGGATGAAATTACTTCAGTTTTGTCTCCTTTAATTAATTGTGAAAATGTGAATTTTGCTGAACGTCATAAGTATGAACGGTTTTTGTCTTATACGGAAGCTGTGATTGGTGCGGAGGATGAATTTATGCATGCTATTAATAGAACGACTTCTGCGGGTTTTCCCTGGTGTAATGATGTAGGGAAAAAGCCTGGTAAGCAATCTTATTTGGGTTCTGATGATAATTATGATGCTTTCCCCCCTAATTTTAAAACTCTTGATGGTAAACGTGTGTATGATGCTGTAATGAATTTAATAGAAGACTGTTCAAATAAAGTTTTACGAAATGTTGTTAGTGTTGACACGAAGAAAGATGAATTGCGACCTATCCATAAAATCTCAACAAGAATTTTCTCTGCTTGTCCCCAACATTTTGTCATTGCTTTTCGTATGTACTATCTGCCTTTTTGCTCGTGGATCATGCATAATAGACATTATAATGGAATTGCTGTGGGCGTGAATCCCTTCGCTCCAGAATGGGATTTCTTGACAACAAAATTAAAAGAAATGGGCCCTAAAGTAATTGCAGGTGATTTTACAAATTATGATGGCTCACTCAATTCTCAAGTTCTTTGGGCTATTTTCCATAACATTTTCATTCCGTGGGTTAAGTATATGCATGGCTCAATTTCAGATGAAGACTACAATATTTGTTTTGGTTTGTGGTCTCATTTAACTCATTCTGTTCACATTTTTGATTCTAACGTGTATATGTGGACGCATTCGCAACCTTCAGGTAATCCAATGACGGCAATTTTAAATTCTCTTTATAATATCATAATTATGCGTTATTCATGGCACATTATTTTTAAAAATACTAAGTTAGTTGGTCAGCAAAATTTTTCCAAATTTGTATATATGATAGCGTATGGAGATGATAACGTACTTAATATTTCTGACATAGTTGCTAATGAATTCAATCAACAGACAATTTCTTCAGCCCTTGCTACCATTGGTCATACTTATACTGATGAAGCAAAGACTGGAGAAATTGTCAAATATCGGACATTGTCCGAGGTTCAGTTTCTGAAAAGAGGCTTTGTGTTTGATACAAAACTTAAAAGATATGTCGCACCTTTAGATCAGAGTGTGATTTATGAAATGCTGAATTGGGTTCGAAAATCCAAATCTACGTTGAATGTTGATGATGTTTTGTTGACAAATGTCCAAGTCGCTTTTCGTGAAATAGTGTACCACGGGGAAGGTGCATATAATGAACTAAAACAGAAGATAACATCCAATCTTCATCTATTCCCTAAAAACAATCTTCCAATAATTCGTCCTTATTTAAATCTCCTGCTTGATGTGAGTATGGGATTTGACGTGGATGATTATTCTTTCTTCTAAGCTTTCGATGTGATCTTGCTTTTCTATACAAATTTTTGAGTCTAATAAAAGAAAAGTACTGCTATTGAAAGAACGGGGTTACCTATTTAGGTTTACGTCCCAGGATGCTCCGTGGCAGCCCCACATTATCCAGGGAAAACTCAATGCGATTTGGAAGACTAAGTTATCTCCTAATCTAAGAAAACTAACTTGCTACAAACTCAAATTCTAATCTCGAAGTTGGTGATCGAGAAATGACCTCCCAACAACATGAAACTGTCGCAATGTCTTCTCAAGGTGTTGCTCCTATCTCTCAAGCTCTTCCTAGTATTGTTGACATCGATACTAAATATTTACGAATGACTGCTAAAGAATTTAGAGAACATACGGTTAAAGATTTCTTGTCTCGACCTGTTGTTGTCTCTGCTGCTTCCTCTGTTTGGTCTACTACTCAAGCTCAAGCTACTCAATTGGCTACGTATAATTTTCCTGACTCTTTAATCACGAATACCATGTATCAAGAAAAGTTGCGTGGTTTTGTTGGTTTGAGAGGTACTCTTAATGTTCGTGTTCAAGTAAATTCTCAACCTTTTCAAGCTGGTCGTCTAATGTTGCAGTACATTCCTTATGCTCAATATATGACTGACCGTGTCACTATTATTAATTCTACTCTTCAAGGCCGTTCTGGCTGTCCTCGTGTTGATTTAGATCTAAGTGTTGGAACTGAAGTTACGATGGAAATACCTTATGTGTCTCCACATGCTTTTTATAATCTTATTACTGCACAAGGTTCTTTTGGATCTGTGTATCTCGTCGTTTATTCTCCTCTCCAAGATCAAACTGGTGCTGCTTCAGTTGAGTACACCGTTTGGGCTTGGTTAACTAACGTTGAAGTTGAGTATCCTACTGGAGCCCCTATTAACACAACTTTTGGCCCCAGAGCTCCTGAAATTGAACGTGCTGATGTTCAGATGGAGTTAAAACAACTCTCAGATAATAAGTCTCCTTCTGCAGGTGTTGGGAAAATTGCTTCCGGCCTGCAGGATCTTTCTCGAATTCCCATAGTTGGTAATGTTTTCACAAAACCGGCATGGATAACTTCTCAAGCTTCTAATATCCTTAAACTTCTAGGCTATTCTAAACCTACTTCTCAAGGAATGATTTGTGAATCAAAACTTCGCACTCAAGTTCGAATGGCTAATTATAATGGTGTTGATGCTTCTCATAAATTGGCTTTGTCTTGTGATAATGAAATTGAAACTCAACCTGGTCTTGCTGGAACATCTGTCGATGAGATGGCAATAAGCAGGATAGTGGCAATTCCTAATTACTGGGCAACTTTCTCTTGGCCTACAACTGTAACTACCGGCACCATCTATCAAGATTACATTACTCCTACTAAAATTAAACCTCTTTCTGCTACTATTACTAATCGTTTTGTAACAACTCATATGGGTTACGTTGCAAACACTTTTGGTTTGTGGCATGGCTCACTTATTTATACTTTTAAATTTGTTAAGACTCAGTTTCATTCTGGCAGATTAATGATTTCTTTCTTTCCTTTTTCATTTAACACTGATTTGACGACGACGAATGGTGATGTCAATAAGTGTTATCGTGTTATTGTAGATTTACGTGATTCAACTGAAGTTAGTTTAGCTATTCCTTATGTTTCTTCTCGACCTTGGATGAATACAACTCGTCCTGGTTCTTCAATTCTTGGAACTACCAATCAACTTTTATATAATGCCGCCACCGGTGTTATTCAGGTAGATGTTTTAAACCAGTTGAAAGCTACAAGTACGGTCGTTGGTAACATTAATGTTCTTGTTGAAGTTGCTGGCGGTCCTGACCTTAAATTTTCCAATCCTACTTGTCCAAATTTTATTCCTTATTCTGGCGTGCTCACCTTAAGTGATGATTTTGATGTTGTGGAAAAGGCAGATGTTCAAATGTTTATGGGTACGGATGAATCAATTCAACGTAATGAAGCGCAAATGGGACGTTTTCCTGATTCCATTGATGCGCAATCTATTGAATCTAACTGGGCTCCTGAAGCTCTTTGTAGCGGTGAGAAAGTCCTAAGTGTTCGTCAACTGATAAAACGCTTTGGATTTACTCAATTCACTACTCAAAATACAGCCTCTGTTTTAGCAATTTCTCCTTTTACAGTTCAACCTCCTCAATCAAATACTACAGGATTTCAAACTGTGTCCCAGTATGAGTATTGGTATTCTATTTACGCTTTTTGGCGCGGCTCTATGCGCTGGAAGATGCTTAATATGCGTGCTGATACTGCTACCGGGACTCGGTCTTTTAATACTGCTCCAGTAGAAATTTCACAATATGCTTCTCTTTCTGATTCAATGGCAACATTGATTAATAGTGTGACGACCTCTTTGACTCCTGTCACACCCATTACTTTACCCAATGACGTTGGAGCTTCTGAACCCTCAACAACGGTTGTTCTTCCTTCTTTGGAAGGTATGATTGAATTTGAGGTTCCTTACTACAATGTTTCACATATCACACCAGCTGTGTATGCTCCTGCGCCCAGTGCTGTCACCAGTAATGGGTTCTTCCTAGGTAACACTCCACCCCAGATTGTTACTGTTTCTCCTTTTTCAATTCCATCAGCGACTAATGTTTCTTATACTACGCATTATCGCGCTCCTGGAGATGATTTTTCCTTCTTTTACTTGCTTGGGGTTCCTCCGCTTGTAAACTATGTGCGTTAGCACATTTCCTTTTTCACACGTAGTGCAGAGATGTATGATGTGTTAAACTTATTCCAAATTGAATGGTATGGATTAAAATAAGTTTTCTTGAATTAGTTAGGCTACCATTTCCCCTTTCTCAACGGGTGTTTTCCGATAAATTTCTTTTTATTATGTCTCCGGACAGTCTCATTAAAGTTTTCTTTAATTTCCAATTCTTTGGCGCTGTCTCGCGACAGTAAACAGTTTTTCTCACTTTTCTGTTTAAGCCACAATAAGTGTATTTTAAAATTTTTC